TTGCCATTTTAAATTGTCCTTCATACAAAGTTCAGCTTATCAATCGTGTATGCGTCTGCTGGGGCAGTTTGATAAGCGATTTACCCAGATGTTTAAATCTTACTACAAATAAAACAAAAAGGGGGGATTTCTCCCCCCCGATTTTTAGGCTCCTGCGGAACCAAACATTCCCAATGGATCAGAGAATCCAAATGAGTAACGCTCACGTGCTTTATAACGTACGTTGCCTGTGTCGAAGTCACCGTCCATAGAATTCTGGAGTGGTGTGCGAACAAAGTGCTTCATGCCGTTAGGTACATCAGTGGTCAAGAACCATGCATTGGTGTCGGTCAGATAGTGGTTAATTGTGTAACCTTCTGGAATCGAACCATTGTTCTTAATTGCGTTGATGTCGTTGTCGGCTGTACCAACACGGAGTTCGGTTTCAAGCAAACGAGTTGCAACGAACTGTAGTGCAGGTGGCACGATCAACTTACGTGGTTTAGAAGCGATTAACAGCCCACGCTCGTCTGTCCACAAACTGATTTGAATAACGGCGGCTTCCAAGGAAGTCTCGTTAAGGTCAGCAGGGGTTGTAGGAATGTTGCTGTTAGTACCGCCAGAAACCAAGGGGTGGCTTGCACTGAATAAAGGCTGACCATCACCACCGTTAGCAACGGTAAAGCCAGTATTTAATACAGAAGCAGCACGAACTTGCTTGGTATACGCCATGGAACGAGCTAACGCCTTGGTATAACGACCAGATAGGCTGTCATACAAGTTGTCCTCAATTGCCTCTTCTGTTAAGGAGAAGCCTTGAGCAATCGTTACGTGGGTATAGCGAGCTGTGAAAGCCTCTTGTGCATTGTCATAAGCGATGGCAGAACCTTCGTTTTTGACTGGTGCAGCTGAGAAGCCAGACAGCTTGGTCTCTTCTTCAAAAGAACGCTCAGAGGTCTCAGTTTCATAGATCTCTTTATGTTCTTCACCGTAGCGAGCATACTCCAAACCGAACAAAGCGTTCAAGCCTGGGAGGAGCTCTTTTAGTAGTTGGGCACGAGAAATAGCCATTTTTAAGCTCCTTAAGCGGCGTAATCAATACCCGTTGCACGGAGTATTTGTGGGTTGTTCAACTTCACTACTACTTCAGTGAAGGCGTTTGTACCAGTAGCAGTTTCAGGAATTACAGAAACAGCACGAACTGGCAGGGTTGCTGCGTTACCTAAGTTATTGGTAGGAGCAAGAACGCCAGCACCAGAATTACCAGAAGTGGTATTTCCTGTGCCTTGGTCAATTGCCATATTTACACCAACAATGCTTTGGTTAACGGTAGTTACAACGCTGTTTGCAAATACAACTGCTACTTTAAAAGCAGCCATTGGATCGTCAACAACATAGGCTATAGCAGATGTCGCAGCAGCATTACCTGGGTAATACTGAGCTTGAACTGTTTGACCTTGACTATTTACATACTGAACACCAGTAAATACACCATAAGTGTAGTTAGCAGCAGAAGTTGTAGAGTCATCTGTAACGCCTGATTTTTCAATATTGCCACCATCGACCACAACTACAATATCCCCGTAAAAAATTGGAGTGTTATAAGTACTCGCAATTGGCAATTGACGGGTTGCACCAGCGTAGGGTTTGCCATCCACGCTGTTGATTGGTAATAGGCCGTATGGAGCTGTTACGCTTGGATAAGCCATAATAAATCTCCTAAATTAAAAATTAACTACCTTTTCCAAAAGAACCCACAGTAACCTTCCCTTCATTGAAGAGAGGCATCCGAGGATCATTCTGGCGCATAAGAGTGTTCTCTACAGCCTTCATTTGAGCATCAGCTTGGTCAGAGTAATGTTTATTACGCTGGTCAACAAACTCAAGTGGAGTTTTGCAAAGTAACAATCCACCAATCTCAACGTTGTCTTTAAAACGACTATTGGGATCAGCTAGCAGTTGTAATTTGGGTTGTTCTTCAAGTCTTACAGGTTCCCATCCTTCTCTTAACTTCGCTGAGAGGTTGCGAGGATCGGAAGTGTTAAGTGTTGAAATACGAATCCATCTGTACGCGTAACCAGGTTGCTTATCCGGTTCAGGGAGAAGCTCAGGTTGCGACCACTGCTTTGGTCGTTCTGACTGAGTACGGTTTTGTAATTCACGTTCTAATCTGTTTGTTGCCATTTTTAAGACTCCAATTTATTAAGTTCACGGGCGTACTGCTCTGGGCTCAGACCAAATTTCTTGGCCAAAGCTACTTGCGATTTAGTTAGCACAATCTTTTTAGAAGATGTACTTCGCTTCGCAGGTGCTACGACCGTACTTAACTTAGTTGTACGCTGAGGTTTTTCGTCCTCATCGTTTTGAGTGTCGGCAAATTCTTCTGGAAATCGCCGTTTTACTTCTGTGTCAATACGTTTGTAATATTCATCCGTACCAACAAAGCTGCGTCCATAGGATTCTTCCAATTCTTCGTGTACTCCTTCAGCGTACTTGCGCATCGCACGTCTGTTAGGATCAACAAACCATTGGTTTTTTGAAACCCATTCAGCAACTTTAGGATCTAGTTGTGCAGGCTGCTGAGACTGCTTTTGTGCTATTTGTACATCATTTTCAGAAATTTGTACAGTGGGTTTGAAATTTTTTGCCTTGTCAAGTTTAAGTTGAGCTTTCATCAACTCTTCTTGGGCATCTAAAAGTCTATCGGAATCACCTGAGTCATAAGCCTCTTTGTAGTTCCGTTTAGCCGTTTCTATCTCCATCTCCGCAGAGCTTTGATAGGTAGAAATTAGCTCTTTTTCCCCATACTGCAGCATCTCTTTGAGCTTTTTGTTCTCGTCGAGGATCTTTTGCGCCAGGGTTAATGCCTCCTGTTGCTCTCGATAGGCTGATTCTTTAGCCCGACGCTCGTCGTGCCAAGCCTTTTTGTATTGAACAAACTTGTCTTTTACATTCTTAGAGTACTCTTTAGACTTATCTGCAGTCTCTAGCTCCTCTTTAATACCGTCTGGTAAGGGTTCTACGTCCTGATCTTCAGGTGGAGTGTCGTCTTTTACTTCAATTTCAACGTCATCTCCTTCTACAGATATGTCAAATTCAGACTCTGTATCTAAGGGTTTACCCTTAATTTCGTCTTCTTCGTCAGGAAACCTATACTCTTCTTTCTCCATTTGAGCCATGTTTTATCTCCTAGATAAATTTGCGTTTAATGCCCCGTGGGTCTTGAACTACAGCCTCTACGGAGTCATCGTTAATAATGCGGAACTCACGGTCATGAATAACTAGACGTGTGCCAGCATTAGGTCTTACCAGAACAAAATCACCTTTTTTACAGTAAGGACCATTTGGGAACCGATCTTTATCTGCGTAACAGTCAGGACCCATATCAACCACAAATAAGACTGTAGTTAAGAGTTCATCATGCCTGCGGGTCTCATCGGACTTAATAATCCCACTATCAAAGGCTTCTTCAGTTTCTGGAATTGCGCAAAGTATCCTGTACCCTTGCGGGACTGGGAGTTGTTTGGCTCTTTCTTCTGCTTCTCTGTTTAATACTGCGCTTAAATCTACTGCTTTGTGCAACTCTACTACGTTCTGTTGGTCACTCATCCGAGCTCTCCATTGCTTTGTTAAGGTCCATTATGTAGTTACGTGCAGTAAGAAGACCTCGTATCTCACCACACACTTTCTTGTACTCTTCAAAGTTTTCTACTCGCCCATCGGCTAGTGCTTCTTGGAGTTGTACAACCTTGTTATCGATGGTTTTCACCACGATATTTAAAGCCTTATCAGCTTCCATTACTTACCTTTCTTTGTCTGCTCCTTTGCAGTTCTTTGTGTTTGCCGGTCGGCAATTTCCTTCTGCTGTGCTAGGGTAGCGGTATGCTTAAGCATTTCTATCCCTGCTTTTGCTCCTTCTTTTTGCTGCTCTTTTGCTAACCTGTCGGCATCTGCCGTTACTTTTACTGCCATTTGTGCCCCAGCAGTACGTGCCTGAGACGCAATTCTTTCACGCTCAACTTCAAGTTGTTGCTGTTTTAACATTGCATCAAGCTGGTCTTTTGCAGCTTTTCTCTGCAACTCACCTTGCTTAATTTGCAACTCTTGCTGTTGTAATTGAATAATTGGATCCTTCATCTGTTGCTGTGCTTGCTGAGCCTGTGCTTCTTGTTGGTTCTGCATTAACAACTGCTGAGACGCTTGAGCCGCCATTTGGGCAATCTGATCTGCCATCTCTGGAGACATTTGCTTTGGCTCTTCTCCATCTTCTGGCATTGGAGGAAGCTGCATACCCATAGCTTGTTCAATCTGTAGACGATACTCAAAGCCAATATGTTCATTAACGTGAGCCATCATTGCTGCTTGTAACTGCTGGGCTAACTGTGGGTTCATGCCGATAATGGATTGAATCTTTGGATCTTGCATTGCTGCCATGTGGACACCAATGTGTGCCTTATGATTCTGCTCAATGAACGCCTTGACTGGCTTGTTCTTCAGAATGTTTTGATTCTCAGCTACTGGGTCGGTTGGCTTCATATCTTCAGCCATCGGTACCAATTTCTGATAGTTTTTGATCCCCAACACTTCAAGCATCTGGCGGTGTAGTTGTGGCAAGTCATACAGCTGCGGTGCAGTTTGAGCGAGTTGTAAAGCAGCTTGATATTGAACAACTTTCTGCGCCATAGTCGCAGCATTGGGGTCGGATACGGGTAACACATAGACCATGTCATAGTCTGACTGCTTAGCCATACGACTACCTTCTTCTGGCTCGTATGGATACTCAGGTGGTGTGTAGTCCCGGATTATGTCTTTTAAGAGTCTGAACTCTTGCTTCATCGAGTAATGAATACGGGCTTGCACCGCACTCATCATCTTTAAAGTTCTTTCTAGAATTGCTAAAGTCGTTCCAACAGGAGCATTTGCGCTCATGTCAGAGATCTTCATATCGGTTGAACCCGCAAACCGACGACCTTCGTCAATGATCTTATCCATCAAGCCTGCTAATACAACGCTTGGCTCTTTATATGGTAACGGTAGGATGTTGTCACGCATCGTACCGCTGGGTACGTCTACATCCCTAAACTCACCCGGGGCAATCGGGGTATCGTCACCCCTAATACGCAATCCACGGGTTTTGAATCCACCGGGCAGATTGGAAAGAGTACCCGCATCAACGAGCTGTCGAATGAGAGAAGTGCCAGATTTTGCGTAAGCACCAATGAGATGGATAAGGCCAAAACAATAGAAGCCAAACCCTGGAATATATCCGTAATGAACAAAATGCTGGCGTTTCTGGTGAGTGTCATCATCAGGCCTCCAATTACGACGAATAGCTAAAACATTATTCGTACCTTTTTCAATCGTAACAACGTAAGGGAGCGCTATTCCTGTTGGTTCACCGTCGTCATCTTTATGCTCAAAGCCTGGAATGTCCAGTTCAACATGCATCTCTAGTAACTTAAAGCGGTCATCGGTAGTTGCTCTAAAGCCAAGCTTCTCAGCAATCTTCTTCTCTACCTCGTCCATTACATTGACAGGATCACCTAAGTCTACGTCTCGGTAAAAACCTTCATGTTGCAGACGACGTACTTCATTTGCTGTCTTACGCATTACATGCGTGACCCGTTCTGCTGACTCTAAGCTAGAAGCCCCATAGGGGACGACAACATCTTCTGCAGGAATGAACATTGCTACTTGACGCTCAAGCTGTGGATCGTAATAAACTTTCTTAAACGCATTACCCGCTAAACCTAAACCCCACAACAGACGCTCATGCTCAGGACGGTACTCTTTCATCACGTCTGTAATCTGATAGTTCATATCATCTTGCACACGCTGTGCTGCATCTTTCTTCTCTGGAGTTTCTTTGCCAATAATCTGAGTCTTAACAGGACCCATCGCTGGCATTGTTTCCATCATTGTTTCTGCTTGAAACTTAACGACTGCTTCTGCTAGGAGTGGATGGTAGACTCCACAAGCGCCCTCCCAAGGTTCTGCACGCTCTTCGATTTTAAGGCCCAGGAGTTCTAAGCCATCCACATAGGTTTGGATCCAATCTTTACGAGCAGAAATATCTGATTCAAAGTCACTTATTAAATCACCTACAAGAGTCTCTAGTGTTCTCTCGTCTAATACTTCAGCTAAGTTCTCGTTAAAGTCTTCTTCGCCTTCTTCAATCTCTTCAATTCTTAATATAGGCTGCCCATCGATTCCAATCTCTACGGATTCTGGGTCTTCAATAGCAATCTCTAAAGCTGGCTCGTCGCTCATCTCCTCTAATTGGTCTAACCCAAGTGGAGCTTGTGCTAATGCTTTATCTATTGCCATAATCTATCCTTAATAGTACGCAGCTTTTCGTTTGTACTTATTTAACAAATCGTTTTCCGGTTCATCGCTTGGTAGACGTATAAATCCACCCTGCCTAAATCTTAACAGAGCTAGTGTAGTAGAGTCTACCAAGTCATCGTTGGTTCCGCTAGGAAAATCGTTACATTCCTCAATTACTTCCTTCGCCCACCGCCGGTCTGGCGCCCAAACAACCCCTCCCGCAAACAGATCCGAAATAGCATTGACCCGAGAGATTTTATCTTGACCTTTGCCAGGTGTGAATTCCCCGACCGGTACTCCCATACGCCTGAGCTCTTGGTAGAGTGCCGCACCATTGGACTTCTTTTCAACCATGAACGCATCTGGTTCCCATTCTTTGTACTCCTCGAGTACAAGCTTCTTGAGTTCCGGAAACTCCAACCGCTTCTTGATCGCATTAAGTAGGATGATGTTGTAATTATTGACTTCTTCATTAAAAAAGACCCCCCACGTAGTCAAGGCGTTATAGTCAGCCCGGTTGTTGGCTTCTTGGGCGGCGTCAAGCGCCATAATCGTAAACTCACATTCGGGTGGATTCTCCCCTTCCCAGATATTCCACCATTCCCTCTTAATCAGAGCACCTTCTTCGGAGACCGGGTTTTGCATGTACTGGGCATTCCAATACCTAATGTCAAGTCCCGCCTTCTTAGCCAATAGTTCTTCAATGGGCCAGAACTCAGGCCAGAGGGGCTCTCCGTCGTCTTTTATAGCTGGAAACTCAATGACCTCCCACTTATCAACATCGTCATTATTGTCCATTTGTTTGATCATTTGTCCGGTTAAGTCAAGTTTTGACCACCGTGTCATCACAACAACAATAGCGCCGCCAGGCATGAGACGCTGTAGAGGCCCAGACTGAAACCACTCCCAAGCAGGAAGAAAAACATCGGGTCTTCCAGTTTTAGCTTCTTGTTCAGAATGAGGATCGTCAATGATGAAAAGATCAGCACCCCGCCCAGCAAGAGCACCACCAACACCGATAGCAAAATATTCTCCATTAAAGTTTGTCCCCCATCTAGATGCTGATTTAGAGTCCGCCTGTAGTTCTATTTGCGGAAATATGTTTCGATATTCCTCGGAACCCACCAGATTACGTACACGACGTCCAAAGTTAACAGCCAAATCTGCCGTGTGGGAAGCCATGATGACTTTTTTCTGTGGATACTTACCCAAGAACCAGGCAGGAGCAAGGTAGGATATAAGTTCTGATTTACCATGACGCGGAGCGATATTAACAATGACTCGTTTTTTCTTACCTGCAGCAATATCTTCAAAAATTTCAGCCAGTTTTGAATGGTGAGGCCCCACCTTATAGCCCGGATATACATGTTTAATAAAGTCCAAAAAGGACATTTTTCCTATCTCTTGAGTTAGAAATTCGTCGTATTTAGCAAGTAATGCGCAGCTTTTTCGCTTGATTTCAGGGGGTGTTTTGGGGTTTTTTGCTATCTGACGTAGCTTAAATAGCTTCTCTGGGGTCAGTTTTAACTGTAAATTAGCTGTCATTTCGTTCTTTTCTGACCACTTCTTTGGCTTCTACATCTATATATTTACTCTCTACATCATCTAAGAGGCTCAAAAGCTCGTTTTCAACCTCTTCCATGGTCTGAATCTTAATAGTTGTCTCAGTTCTCTTCTTAAATGCGTCGACTCCATCGACTTCACCCAAGGCACGCAAGGCTGCAATCTTAGTTTTTACGTCTTTTGAAGCTTCTACCGAGTGAACTAGGTGGTTAACTACGTAAGTTTTGAGTTCTGCAAGCTCATCAACAATAGAAACCTTCATCTGAGCCACCATACCAGCTAACATAGCCAACGTTTCGTTAGGATATTTAGAGAAATCGGGTCTAACTAAGGGATTTGTAAGCATTTCTTTGGCAATTGCTTTAGCTTCCTCCGCATTTTCCTGCGTTGGAGAAATAGGCTGCCCTGTTAAATCAGACATCAACGCTACAACCGCTGCCCGCATGTTCAATTCTTCAGTCGGAGTTAGGTCAGGAAACGCTTCAGAGGCGTTTTTAGGTAGAGGGACGTTCTCTTCTATAACAGGTACGTATGCTTCCATGAACGGAGTGTACCTCCTTTTTTGGATATGTGTAAAGAAGTTCTTTACTGAAAAAGAGGGGCCAACTACGGCCCCAAAGTCACACCCTCACAGTGTTAAAAATAGTATACCCCCGTTTTTAGAATACGGGACTCCTAAGTCTAAAAAGTCCAAAGATTGTTGGGTCTGTGTCTGGGGAAAAAGTCAGTAGGGGTATACCCTAATAAATATGTAAAGTAAAAACGGATTAGGGGCCGTGTGTTTGAGAGACAAAGCTATATGGGATAAGGGTTTGCGGGGAATCGGCAGTAAGTTTCATAACTTAAGTTATGAATTTTTGCGTCATAAGTGGTGAATAAAGTTGGAAAAGTGGTGGAGTTATTTGTGTGGATTATGGGGTATGGGGGCCGACGGGGGACCCATTTGGCAAATTGGGGGGTGGGGGTCACGCCCTAGGGCGCTGAAACTTTACATATGGGGTGCATATCGGTATAACTTAAATCATGGTGACAGGTTATGTCGATCAACGATCTGCGATCTATCCCATACCTTCTTAAAGGAAAACAAAATGAACAAATATCAACTGTTCTATACCAACGCAATGCACCCTGTTAAAACAGGTGATGTAGTTAAGTTTAACAATCGTGCATGGACTGTCGAGACAATCGACGCCAAGCACAGTTACCTAGACTGCTGGGTTTGGGTGCGCTCGATGGACGAGCAACATGTATGTATCAAAACGAGTGGCTCGCTGTTTGGCGCTCGGTTCTTCGAAGTTAAATAACCAACAGGGGGGCGCAAGCCCCCCACTAACATAAGGAACAATCATGCAAGTAACCACAGTATCAGACATGTTGGCAAAGCGCACACCTAGAACACTAGGCACACTAACAGTATCAATGCCTTTGACAATACCTCGCACTAGCCAACCAAGCACAGTCAAACAAAGCACTCTTGTTAGATGGAGCTACATTGATCTAGAGCAAGCTAAGGATCTAAAGGAACAGTTCTTAGCTAAGAACGATGAATTAAATCCCTCGTTCCTAGAATTTAAATGGACACCCTGTCCTGTAAAGCTGTAATCAATCGGGGGGCGCAAGCCCCCCACTAACTAAGGAGAATCAAAATGATTAAGACTACTATTGAACTCACTAAGCATGAACTCGGCACTGTAACTACAGCATGCTACGAAGAATGGCACAGGACAGGTGATATATGTTCCTTAGAGATGGCCGTTAAGTTATGCCGCATCTATCTATCTATGCTAACTAACAGTCCTTACACATTAAAGGATAGCTATAAAGAACACCTAGAACGGTGGGAGCGTGAGCTAGATATAGCTAATGAAGGTGTTAAGGATTTTTTAGGTTATTAATCACAGGGGGCGCAAGCCCCCTACTAACAAGGAGAATCAAAATGGTAATCAGATACAAATCAAAACTGTACAAACTATTAGCACTCATGCCAATACACGTCAGCCCATACAAACTAGAGTTCGTACGATATGGTTCAAGCTATACCGACTATGTTGCAGTAACGTGGCGTAAGTTCTAACCTAGCCGACCTTCGGGTCGGCTTTCTTTTTGCCTCTTGATACCAGTTATTTGTCCTCGAGCGCACGAGGGCGAGCGGGTCAAGATCGCTATATAGCGTTCCACGATAGCGTGAAACTTTACATATAAGCCCTTATCACCTATAACTGTAATCAGTGACAAGCAAGGTGCGAGTCACATTAACGCATTACCTTATTTTATAGGGAGAAGTAAACATGGCTAAATCAAACGCCAAAGCAGTCGAAGCCCTCGTTGGGGTTGATCAATCCGCTAACCTTGATCGTGATCCTGTATCACTGAAAGACGGCGCTTACCAACAAGCTAAAGCCGGCGATCGTATCCGGTCAGTTGCCAAGTATGTAATGGCTAACGCTGTTGGTTTTCCTGAAACTGTTGCTGATGAAGTTAAGGAGCAACTAAACGAGGGTTATCGTTTGCGGTTTAACGAGAATAACCCGCCAGAGCAGTATGCGATTGTTGACGGCAATTACTTGCTGATTGACGGATCTAATCCTGATCTGGCTAACGCTAAAGAGAAAATCAACATTGGCGTAGATTACGCTTGCGTTGCTTTTACTCAGCAACAGTTTGGCAAGCTAAAGAATGAGAACCCCGCTCTTTACGCTATCGTCAAATCGTGGCGTGATCGTGTCAGCACTTACTGCTCTAATCGTTTAGGTGATCTAAAGCGCCAAGCTAAAGCGATCCTGAACGAGGGCAAAAAGCGTGAGCGTAGCGCTACTGCTGATTTTGCGAAGCGTATCGATGATACCTTTGCTGATCTTGCAACGAAGTGCAAAACTGCTTCTGCTCGTGGCGACGAAACCGCTAACGAAACGAAGTTCAGAGAAGCACGAGTTGCTTTCATGGTTAAATGGAACGCCGTTTAACCTAACCCAAACCCTGACCGGCTTGCCGGTTGGGGTTTTTTTTCGTCCCTTTGAAACCAGTTATTTGTCTTCGAGCGCGTGCGTGCGAGTGCGTTATTTAGTGTTCCACTAGCCCGTGTAACTTTACATAAGAGCCACTATCAGGTAGAACTGTAATTAATGACAGAATGGTCTGTCAGACAATAGGAGGACATATGTCCCATCAAAACTTCGCATCAATTAAAGATGCATCGTATCAAGGTTGTGTCAGTGCTGAAAAAGGCATAGCTATCGGTAAGTATATTCTTACCCAATGCCCTACATTCTTGGAGTCGGTCTCGGAAGAGATCAAGGCTGAGATTGAGTCAGGTCAAATACTCAGATTCCATGAGAATAACCCTCCACAGTATTACAAGGATGGAATCCCTTGTGAGTCCACCACCAAGGGGGCTACCAAGGTAGACATCAATGTAGTGATGTCATACTCTCAACAACAATTTAGCAGGTTCAAGAATGATGATCCTGTCAAGCATGGGATTCATAAGACATGGAGGGATTCATGGTCTACCTACAAGTCCAATCGCATGAAGGACTTGAAGAAGTATGTGCGAGATGCCAAGGACTTACTCGAGGGTAAGACTAGGGCTAGGTCAGCCACTAAGGACTTCGATGTGTGGCTCAAGGAGGACTTAGTCCCAATGGTCAAGGCTAGGGCTAAGACAGCCAAGGCTAGGGGGGATGCCACAGTAGACGATGCTGTGGTGAGTGCGATAGCTAAGGCTATCAAGTAGGGCTAGGGGATAGGGCTTTCGCCCTATCCCTTTTTTTGTGCCAACTGAAACCAGTTATTTGTCGTCGAGGACGTGCGGACGTCAAGCGCACTATTTAGTGTTCCACGGTGTAGTGGAATTTGTTCCAACCTCGTGGAACAAAAAAAGCCTTGCAAAGCCTTGATTACAAAGCAGAAAAAAGTTTTGTTCCAATGTTCCACGTTTTTTGGGAGGACATGGGGGAAATTGGTGAAAAACTCTGATCGCTTGGCTTGTTTTCCCAGTGCAAAGTTCCCACCCCTAAATTTACCTCGCACGAGGACACTCTCCAAAAAATCTTGGAACATTGGAACAAACTACTTTATATATAATATTATTATTATATTTATTTAGTAAAAACAATAACTTACATCGCCACCACCAAAAAAATTTCTGTTCCACGGCATTGGAACACGCTGGAACAAATGGAACGTTTCTTGGAACAAGCCACTACCTAACCCAAAACCCATCACGAAAAAAAGTCATACAAGAGGTTGACTTATATGTCAAGTTGTGGTATACTAATAATGTGGATGGGCGATTTCTAAGCCATCTACTTAGCGTTCCACGATGTCGTGGAATTTGATTGACGGCAGTATTAATTCCACTAGGTAGTGGAATGCTATTTAACAAGGAGAAGGTATGGGCAGAGTTAAACAGTTGTTCGAGGAGATGTGGGAGGAAAAACTTCTAGCTGATGAGAAACACTTCACTAGCTCATCAGGCTCATCTAACAAAGCCTTGGGGTATCCACAGGACTCACAGGAGTTGGCGCAATACACCAAGGAGTTCGAGGAATGGCTCGATGCTTACGAGAAATCATTTGCTGACAAGGAGGGCAACCTACCATGATTGATGAAACCTTTGAACCACAATGCAAACTATGTGGCACTACATACGCTGCGGAACGGTTAGCCATCGGCTATGCGATTTGTATGTCATGCGGTGATGACCTAGCGTCGAAGGTAGTGCGCACCATAGCGCCGATGCACAAGTCGAACTATATGTTGATTACTGACAGGGCTGACTTGAAAGGACTTAACAACAAGGGAGGGTTGGTGAAATGAAAGGCGAAGATAAGATATTTCTACTGCAAGTTATCAATGCGGTTAGATCGGGTGGTCATGAGATGGCTAGATTCTTAACCACGAAAGAGCATGTGGACAGGATTGTGCGCATTCGGAGGGAGATTGGCGCAGAAGCCCTAGACAAAGAGTTAATCAAACTGAAAGAGGTGGTATATGAATAGGTTACTTCTGTTCACAGTAGTTCTAGCGTCAGTTATGACTTTCATAACTCTCAGAGTCGTTATTTACTTATCCACAGGGGCGTGACATGGGATATAGATCAACAGTCGCATACACGATCCGTTTTATTCCAAAGCATAGTCCTGACACAGATGACATCGAGGAAGAGCGTAAGGCTAAATCGTCGTTTTATTTACTCCTAGCTGAAGCCAAGGCGAATGTGAATACGGCTGGTTGCTTTACAGATACCGACTGCTTTGAGGTAGATGAAGACAAGCTGGAGATTCGGTTCTTTGCCGAAGGGGTCAAGTGGTATGAGTCTTACCCCGACGTGCAATGCCACGAAGCGTTAATCGAACTGAGTAAAAGCTGGGCTGATGATGACACTTCTAATCCATACATAGGTGGTGCGTTCGCTCGTGTGGGTGAGGACACTAACGACAATGTC